GATATAATATTGAAACTTATAAACGTATATACATGAACGCTCATACGCATGGTATTGAGCCACATCTACATATAGATGATGGTGATTTTACTATGATTTATTATCCTAGATTAGATTGGAAACCAGAGTGGCAAGGGGGAACAATGGTTGATGGTAGATATATTCCTTATGTTGGAAATAATTTAATTGTATTTGATGCACATCTTCCTCATCAAGCAATGCCTGTTTCAAGAGAGTGCTATCAATTAAGATCAGTAATCGTGTTTAAGCTTAATTGCAATGTATGAATTGAAAGTGAAGAACGGAACATATAAGTCCGATAGCTTAGTAAATTTGTTATGGGCATTATTTAGTCATAGATTTCACCACTGGAAAAGGGGTGAAGGGTTTTCTGATTAATGTATGAATTAAAAGACTATCTTAATGCTATAAACACAACTAAAGAATCTTTAATGGATTCTGACGATGAAACTTGGGAAAAGAAGTACCCGCCTTTTGTTGTAAATAAATGTCTTATGCCATTCCAAGATACAATATTTATTGTTAATGAGATGAATCAACTACCAAACATAGATAAAAAGTTACAGTTTGACTTTTTCCTAAATAGTCTTAGACCAAGAAAGAGATTTAGTCCTTGGGCGAAGGCGACGAAATTAGAGAATCTAGAGTATGTTAAAGAGTTCTATGGGTATAATAATGAAAAGGCTAAGGATGCTCTTGATATACTAGATGATGAACAAATTTCTGCCATAAAAACAAAATTAAATAAAGGTGGAAGAAATCATGGAAGAAGTTAATTGGACTCAAGATAGCATGCTAGAAATCGGGTTGAGAGAACCCGATGATTTTTTGAAGGTTAGAGAGACACTATCACGAATTGGAGTAGCCTCCCGAAAAGAGAAGAAACTATATCAATCTTGCCATATTCTGCATAAGAAAGGTAGATATTTCATTGTGCATTTTAAAGAATTGTTTGCTTTAGATGGCAAAACTACTAATCTTTCTGCTAATGATATTGCAAGAAGAAATACAATTGTAAATCTTTTGAGTGATTGGGGTCTTATCGATATTGTTGGTGAGTTGGGAGAAGTTGCTCCTCTTAGTCAAATCAAGGTTATATCATTTAAAGATAAATCCGATTGGTTATTAGAGACTAAATATAATATTGGTAAGAAACGGGAAGATTAATTTTGGAAAAGTTCAAATCATTTATTACAGAGGCAAAAGAAGAACCATATCGTATTCTTGTCATCTCTGCTGAACCAGATAATAGTAAATTATTTCACACCGCTCAGAGAATAACGGATGAAGCAAAAAAATCTGGTCATGAAGTTTATGTTGTGAAAGTTGAAGGCGCTATTATTACTTATAATAATGGTATTTACAATATATCAAATTCAGATGATAAAAAAGGCTTTGAAGTTAATATAAATACAGTTGCTATTATTCGTGGTTCTGTTCGATTAAAAAAGAGTTATTTGGATTTACTATCTCGCCTTGAGAAAATTGGGGTGTGTATGGTTAATAGTCGGGAGACAGTATCAGTATCTTCTGATAAATATAGGACATACGTTAAGTTACAAGATTTTGGTTTGACTCAACCTAAGACTGTTCTTATACCGAATGAGAAAACTTGGAAACAAGCAGTCAAATCTCTAGATACTAAGTTTCCTATCATTATGAAAACACTAGAAGGCTCAAAGGGAGTTGGTGTTCTTTTTATTGAATCAGAACGTCAAATAGAATCTTTAGTGCAACTACTTTATAGTCAAAATGATGATGTAGATTTGTTGATTCAAGAGTATATAGAAACTGATGGAGATATACGAGTTCTTGTTCTGGGTGGTAAAGTTATTGCTTCTATGAAACGAGATGTGGTAGAAGGTGACTTTAGATCAAATGTTTCTCAGGGAGCAAAGGTTAAAGAATACAAACTAACAGAATTAGAAGTAGAGCATTGTCTTCTAGCTTCAAAAGCAATTGATGGTTCTTGGACTGCCGTTGATTTTATCCCTTCAAAAAATCCAAAGACAGAGCCACCATATATTCTAGAAGTAAATCATTCTCCAGGCACAGAGGGTATTGAAGAAGCAACTGGAAAAAATATAGTCAAGCAGGTTATTGATCACTATGCAAATCCAGATAATAGATATTCAGTACCAACACAATGTGGTTGGGAAGAAATTGTTACAGTAAACCCGTTTGGTGATTTAATTGCAAAGTTTGATACAGGTAATGCTAGATACTCTGTTCTTCATGCAGAAGATATAGATATTAACGGTAAAAAAATTACATTCACTCATGGTGAAAAAACTATAACTACTAAGTTAGTTGGAGACTATGTTTCTATAACAGGGGGTGGAGAAGATAAAAGATATTTGGTTGAGTTGGAATTTAAATTTGCTGGTTCCCCTTATGGTAAAATTACATTCGGCTTAGATAATAGAGATGACTTTAATACAGATGTTTTGTTAAATAGAAAAACAATGAGAATGTTAAATGTCATGGTGAATCCACAAAGAAAATATATCGTTACCACCAAATTTACCCTTGACAAATAACTACGGATGTAGTATACTCTGATAATGGACTTTTACACAAATGTAATTCAATGGGGCAATCAACTTCTCGTTAGAGGAGTTGAGAATGGCCAACGTGTCAATAAGAAGGTACGGTATTCACCAACTCTTTTTGATTTAGTTTCACAACCAACAGGATATAAAACTCTAGACGGTAAACATGTCAAACCAAATCAATTTGCTTCTATATCAGAGGCAAAGGATTGGTATAATCTTCATAAAAAACAAGGTCTTGTGTTTGGTAACACTCAGTATAATTATTGCTGGATTGGTGATAATTTTCGTGATGATGTTACTTGGGATAAAGATCAAATCTGTATCGTAACCATTGATATTGAGGTGGAGTGCGAGAATGGTTTTCCAAATCCAAAGGATGCGGCTGAACCTATGTTGTCGATCACTATGAAGAACCACCAGAACAAAAAGATTATTGTTTGGGGTCTTCATGAGTTCCAAAACCATCGTGATGATGTTGACTATAGAATGTGCAAGGATGAAGCAGACTTGCTATTTAAATTCTTAGACACTTGGTCTATAATTCAACCAGATGTTATCACTGGATGGAATACAGAGTTTTTTGATATTCCATATCTATGCAACAGAATTGCAAAAGTTCTGGGTGATGATATGGTAAATAAACTATCTCCTTGGGGTAAGGTTCATGAACGTGAAGTCTATCAGATGGGGCGTAATCATCAAGTATATAATATCTATGGTGTTGCTGCGTTAGATTTCTTTGATCTATATCGCAAGTTTACATATACAAACCAAGAACGATACACACTAGACCATATTGCATTTGTAGAGCTAGGTGAACGCAAAGACGGCAACCCATATGAAACTTTCAAAGAATGGTATCAGAAAGACTATCAATCGTTTATCGAATACAACATTCAAGACGTTGAGATTGTAGATAAACTAGAAGATAAGATGCGTCTTATTGAACTGTGCCTGACTATGGCGTATGACGGTAAGGTGAATTTCGCAGATGTTCTTGGCTCAGTTCGTTATTGGGATATATTGATATATAATCATTTACGAAAAAGTAAAATTGTTATTCCACCAAAAAAAGAAAGTAAGAAAACACAAAAATTTGAAGGTGCTTATGTTAAAGACCCTCAAGTTGGTATGCACAATTGGGTTATGTCGTTTGACTTAAACTCTCTGTATCCTCACCTTATCATGCAGTATAACATCTCGCCAGAAACACTAGTAAATGGTGGATCAGATATGGTTGAGGGAATGGTGGATAAAATCCTTAATGGTAAGGCAAAAAATAATACTGAATATTGTATGACTCCAAATGGTGCTTTCTTTAGAAAAGATGTCACAGGATTTCTACCAGAATTAATGGAGAGTATGTATAATGATCGTGTCAAATATAAAAGACTTATGCTTGAAGCTAAACAAGAAAATGAGGATACGAATAATCCTAATCTCCTCAAAGATAT